TTTACAAATATTTTAAAACTTCGCTAGATCACTTCACCAACGGAGTTTGGTGGATTGTGAAAACCCTACCCCCACGATACCAATTGCGGGTCGTGGCTGTTGTAGGTTGCAGTGCTTTTGGGTATTGCATATACAAGTCCTCGCGCTATGCAGCAATTGCGTTGTATCGTGAGGGTGAATCTAGTGCATTTATTAGGTTTCTGAATAGAATCACTGTCGACAAGATGAAAAACCGGGTAGAAGGCGACTTCTACCCGCTCGACAGCTTACGTGAACAGAAGCCGACTAGGATGAACGACAATGGACACGCAACCGCCGGTGCTGTGCGAGATGCGGCCAGAAGGCTCATAAGTGAGTATCTGGACGTTATTGGACGCACTAAGTATGAGATTAATCCGGCGGAACAGTCACAGCACAGTCGCGCCCACCACCTACATTTTGCTGTAGGTGATTTGTGGCGCCAAGTATCCATTGATGAACCGGAAGTTACTGATGTAATAGTCGGCATTGATGTTGATTATTACATACGTGATATGAGTTCTATACTTAAATTCGGATTACCAACCATATTCCACACTTTCAACCCTGTTGATGTATCAGGGTTGGATGGAGATTGTCCTTACACTATAACCGATAACCAGGTTGTTTACCAGGTAGGTGGTGGTGGACGGTGGTCCCATGAGGTGTGGGATTGGTGTGTTGCAGGAGAGTATATCGAAAGCCAGGTCCACTTAAAATGGTGGCAGCGTATACTTTTGTCTCCTATCCGGATGTTCTTTGAACCAGTATATTACCATAAGGTTTATCATAGTCGCCCTTGGCTTGATTGTCCTGGGCGCGTTATGGTTTACACTGTGCCTATGTACCAAACGTGGAAGTTGATTGGCTATAAGGGTAGTCTTTGTGCAAGGCAATTGCAACGTGTTGTTTACCAAGACCCGCGCACCGATGGCTGGAACCGCATTGATCATGTGGGTAAGAATGTCATTAGTAGTATTGGTCGCGAGGGACAAATTGGTCACGTTGAGTTGCCTACTAATCACTTGGAGGCTCTCTTAGGCTTAAGTTCTACCCAGTCGGTTAGTTCACGCCTCATAGGTTTTGGCTACAAGGACCCTTGGTTTAATGCCATGGTCGTCCAGTACTATGCAGGCGTTAAAGGTGATACTAACTCACGTATGCTTGTTCAGAAACCCACGATGCCGAAAGTCCATTGGCCAGTTACGTCGCTCGCAGATGAGTCTGACACCAGTGCTCGCCAGTACTCTAATCCCATACTTTCTGATTCCATGTTGATCCCAATGATTCGACGGTGGGAAACTATGTCTGATTCTATTGAAAGAAGGGTCACTTATGTTCATAACAATAAGAAGCCCAATAATCAGATAGCCAAATACGCCGCTGAATTCATTCGATTAGTCGTTGGAGAATTTCCAAGGATCACACCGTTAACGGTTGAAGAAACCGTGACGAGATTGGACAAGCCTTCACAACAACTTCAGTTGAGAGCCGTGTTTGAGACCTTAGATATGCCCGCTCGTAATCTTATTGAATCTTTTAATAAGAACGAGGCTGGTATGAAATCTAGTCGCATAATCAGTGGTTTTGCTGATATACGATTTATATTGAAGGTTTCACGTTACACTTTAGCTTTCACTGAGGAAATTTTGAAGCAGGACCACAACAAACATTGGTATTTCGCTGGATTAAAACCCGATGATATAGCTGATGGTGTTGTAGAATTTTGTTGTGAAGCCGAAGATGGGATTTTAGAAACGGATTTTAGCAACTTGGATGGACGTGTGTCATATTGGATGCAAAGGTCTATTGGTCAGGCCGCGATGTTATTAGCTTTTGATCGGTTTTACCACCCTGAGATCATTAGCTTTATGGATACAATCATCACTTGTCCCGCTAGGGCTAAGCGTTTTGGTTTTAGATATGAACCTGGCGTTGGCGTTAAGAGTGGGAGTCCTACAACTACAATGCATAATACTTTGTATAATGCATTTGTTGAATATTCCGCTCTTAGAATGTGCCATGTAGATGAAAGTCCCAAGGACATATTTAAATTAATTGGACCAAAGTGTGGTGATGACGGTATAGCTCGCGGTTACCTTGGACCTTACATTAATAAGGTCGCCAATTCACTCGGGTTGGAGGTTAAAATTGAGAAGTTTAAGCCTGACCACGGCTTGTGTTTCCTTTCCCGGGTATTTATTGACCCTTATTCAACGACCACTACCATTCAAGATCCGTTACGTACTTTGCGTAAGTTACATTTAACCACCCGCGATCCAAATGTGCCATTAGCTGATGCTGCATTGGATCGCGTCGAGGGTTATCTAGTGACTGATAAATATACCCCATTGGTGTCTGATTATTGCGAAATGATACGACGTCATTATGCGCCCCTGAGTGATCCAGTTATACGAGGAATGCGGAAAAGTCGCAACCGGGAAAAGCCTTATTGGCTAACTATTGGGGGCAGCTGGCCCCAAGATGAGAGCCAACGCGACTTGATGTTACAAGTCATTTCCGCTCGAACTGGCATTGATTTGGAGCATATCGGGATGTTAACAACTTATTTCCGATCCAACGATGCTACACCTTGGGCATTGCCAACCGTCGATTGTGTTGAATCTGGAACAACACATACACATGATCAAGATGGTTTGGCTGCAATGGACCCTTCGTTTCAACAACTAAACGATGTGCAGCAAATTAGAGCTAATCCAGAGTCTACCCACCAAGCTAAGCGAGTGCGTCAAAACCGTACTCGAACTGAGAGCCGAAGGGGCACCAACCAACGTCAAGCGCGACCTCGACAATTTGAAGGCGTGCGTGACGGTGGCTTGCACCAAAGTGACCAAAATGGTCAAGTCCCTGCAGCAAAAGCCCAGTTTTCAGGCTTGGTTGGAAGACAGGGAGATCGAGGCCGCCGAAACACCGGAAGATATCCGGGCCACGATCGACCTGTTGACCCGGCGACTAAGCGCCATAGCTCGAGCGCTTCCCCACGGGTCACCAGATCCCGATAAAGAGGAG